AGATGTTTCTATGGGTAAGGGTGGACTTAAAGTTATCCTTGCTATCGGAACAATAATTGTTGGAATACTAGGTTATTTCAACTTTAAATAATCACAAAACAAATAATTAAATGAAATTTATACTAGCTTTTAGTATTTGCTCTGCAATTACTGGATTTTGCAATAACACTGCAACTGTACCAACACAATACAACAGTTGGACTGAGTGTGTAAATGGTGGTGCAAAATTAATAACTACATTTACAGATAAATACGAAGCAAAAATGAACGAACAAAAATTATACGTTACATATTTTTGTAACGAAATCAAAAAGGAGACAACATGATAATATATGGATATACGCCAAAGACTTGGCTTAATAAAATAAAAATTTACTGGCAAAATACAGATAAAAAACTTTTTGCATTATTTGTAGCTTGGTCAGTTATTCTATGGGCAATGTAAGATGTGGTTTGCATTATTAAAAAATCCTCTTACTAAAATTATAGCAGAAAAAACATTTGGAGCTATTTCCCACAAATTACAAAAAGATAAAATTGTAAGAGAAAAAGAATTAGACGCAGTATCACAAATTTCAATAGAACAAATACGTCAACAAGAGCATTCGTGGAAAGACGAGTGGTTGGTAGTTTTCTTTACGCTATTAATGGCTTGTCATTTTATTCCGTACACGCAGGAAACTATGTTGCGAGGGTGGGAAATTTTAAAATTAGCTGACCCTATGTTCTGGTACATAATTTTAACAATCGTAGGAGCTTCATTTGGGGTAACTACTATGAATAAATTAAAGAAAAAGTGATTGACAAGTTTTTCTACGCATTCTTCGGTTCTATCGACAGAGTGTTTGAAAAACTAAATAAGATTGTAGATGATGTCTACACTTTTAACTTCCCTAATTGCAAACCAAAGAAGAAGAAAAAATGAAAATATCTGAAAATACAGCAGTAAGTATGCCAGTTAAAAATATGATTGGTATAGTTATAGCAGTAGCAATGGGTGTATTTGCATACACAGAAGTTACAGCAAGACTTACATCATTAGAAACATCAAGAGAACTATTTGAAAATGATTTACTTAAAAAATCTGAACAAGTACCTACTGACCAAGAACAACATTTTTTATTAGAAGACCTTTATAAGACAGTAGAAAAATTACAGTCTACGCAAGAAATGAATATGACTAATAAAGTCAATATAGAATTTTTAAAATCACAACTTGAAAAAGCCCTAGCTGATATTGAACATTTAAAAGATAAAGTTAGAGCAAATGGTAATGGAACTCACTAATGACTGAAATTGTTATTGCATTATTAATGATTGTTAATGGTGAAATTAAAGAACATAGAATACAAGATACTATGTCTGATTGTTTAAAAGGCAAAAGAATTGCTAATAGAGTTTATAATGCCAATGTAGAATACCAATGTATTAAGTCTGAAGCAGAAACAGAAATATACATGGGTGAGAAATCAATTAAAAAATTAATATTAAAATAACATGACACTTAAAGCACATCAAAATCCTGACGGTGGTTTAAATCAAAAGGGTAGAGATTATTATAAAAGCAAAGGGCACAATTTAAAAGCACCTACGAAAGATAAAAAATCATCAAGACGTAAGAGCTTTTGTGCACGTATGCGTGGAATGAGAAAACGACAAAAACCAAGTAACAATACAGGTGACGATAGATTATCTAAATCACTTCGAAAATGGGATTGTTAATTAGAATGGTTCTAAACTAAAAGGGAGATAAATATGAGAAGATTAATAAATTGGTATGAAGCTATGTTTCATAGATTTCATCAATGGTTGGACAACATGTGTCCGATTTGTAGAAGACGAGAAAGAAACAGATAATGTCAAAAAAAGAAGATACACTAAACGAGTTACATACTCTACTGGCTACTAAACTGCTAGAACGAGTAACCGACCCTGAATGTAAGTCAGCAGACCTAAACGTAGCACGTCAATTTTTAAAAGATAATAATGTTGATGCTGTGCCTGTTGTCGAAAGTCCGTTAGCTAAACTAGCTAATCAGTTGCCATTTTCAGAGGAAGAATTAAAGTCGGCTATGGACGATCAAATTAATTAACAAAAGCTGTCTACGTGGCTCTATGGAGCAATATGCACCCAATTAAAGACGACTTTAGGAACTTTTTATTCCTATGTTGGAAACATTTAAATTTACCAGACCCTACTCCAGTACAGTATGATATGGCAAATTTTATACAACACGCACCTAAACGAGCTGTAATTCAAGCCTTTAGGGGTGTGGGCAAATCTTGGATATGTTCAGCATTTGTCTGTTGGAAGTTATTAAATAATCCAGACTTAAAATTTCTAGTAGTATCAGCTTCAAAGAATAGAGCTGATGACTTTAGTACATTTACTAAAAGACTAATTGGTGAAATGGAAATACTACAACACTTAACCCCTAAAGATAATCAAAGAGGTTCAAATGTTTCCTTTGATGTTGCTTTAGCAAAAGCATCTCATGCACCTTCAGTTAAGTCAGTAGGGATTACAGGACAACTTACAGGGTCAAGAGCTAATTATATTATTAGTGACGACTGCGAAAGTTTAAACAACAGTTTAACTCAAAGTATGAGGGACAAGCTGTCAGACAACATTAAAGAATTTGAAGCTGTCTTATCGCCAGACGGTAAGATTTTATTTCTAGGTACACCTCAATCTGAAATGAGTATGTATAATGATTTAGGCAGCAGAGGTTATACAACTAGAATATGGACGGCTAGAAAGCCGTTAGCAAAAGACAACAAGAAATACGAAGGCAAGTTAGCTCCTTTTATTGTTAATAGTAAAATAACAGAAGGAGAACCCGTAGACCCTAAAAGGTTTACAGACATAGACTTAAAGGAACGAGAAGCGTCTTATGGACGTTCAGGGTTTAGTTTACAGTTCATGTTAGATACTACGCTTTCCGATAAAGATCGATACCCACTAAAATTATCCGATCTTGTCGTTATGGATATTAATCCTAAACTTGCTCCAGTTAATATTGCATGGGCAGGAAGTCAGGAATACGCTATTGAAGATTTACCTAGTGTTGGGTTTACAGGAGATAGATACTATAGCCCAATGTTTAAGTCGGAAGACTTTGCTGATTACAACGGATCAGTAATGTCGATTGACCCTAGTGGTCGAGGTAAAGATGAGTTAGGGATTGCCATCGTCAAAATGTTAGGTGGTAATTTATATGTACAATCGTGTACAGGGTTAACGGGTGGGTACGTTGAAGAAAACTTGCAGCTAATAGCTAGAGAAGCTAGAAACGCAGAAGTAAATAAGATTATTGTAGAGAGAAACTTTGGGGACGGAATGTTTACCCAATTATTAAAACCAATAGTTAGTAGGTATTACCCTGTGACTATTGAAGAAGTAAATCATAGTAGGCAAAAAGAGTTAAGGATTATAGATACGTTAGAACCTGTAATGAACCAACATAAGCTCATAGTGTCGCCACAATTAATAAGACAAGATTTTGACACTACTGACGCTAATTATCAGTTATTCCATCAGATGACCCGTATAACGAAAGACAAGGGTAGTTTAAGGAATGATGACCGTTTAGATGCCTTATCTATAGCCGTAGCGTATTGGATAGAGCAGATGTCGGTAGATAGCGACAGGGCTTTAGACGACCATAGACAACGACTACTAAAGACAGACCTAGAAAGATTTATGAGTAATGCTTTAGGTAGAACACCTAAAGATGATAACTGGTTACCTTAATGTGTTATTAAGGGTTATTATAAGGGTAGTATAAGGGTTAACCCTACTAGACCCTAGTAGTGTACCCCTTTAGACCCCCATTGGAGATTCCTAGTGAATAGGGGTGAAAGCGAGAGTGGACACCCCACAATAATTTTATTACAAAAATTTAAATGGGTATCTTAATTACTCTTACTGTCAAAATTCCCCCATAGGTTGTTACAACCCATACGTGTATCGACAATTATTTTTATAGGAACTACTTACTTTAAGGGTCGAGGACTTAACAAGGACTATATATACTTGCTAACAAAGGACACTTTTATTTATTTTGGGCTTATGTTTTAGACACTCT